CCTCCTAAACCATCTGTACCGGAAGAACCACTAACAGTCTGTGGACCACCATTACCCCCGCCACCGGAGCCACCGGCACCAGGAGACCCTGATACATCACCTGCACCACCACCGCCTCCACCTGCATAAGTTACAGAGGATCCTGTGATACTACTGCTAATCCCGTTTCCGCCTGCACCGCCATTATAACCAGAACCACTTGAACCTGCTGCTCCGGCTCCGCCGCCTCCGCCGCCGCCAGCTACGACACCCGCACCTTTGCTTCCACCGTCATTTCCCTGACCTACGGTACCGCTACCGGGCCCACCACTGCTACCTCCACCACCGCCGGAACCACCACCAGGGCTTTGATTACTATGAGGGCCTTGTCCGGGACCTCCGCCTAAAGCTGTTAAACTATTAAAAATACTATTTTCACCCTTATGAACTTGTTGACTATTTGTTGCTCCTTGTCCCCCATCACCAACTATAACATTATAATTTCCGGATACAGTTAGTTGGACGTTTGAATCTAACACACCACCAGCACCTCCAGCACCTACACCGCTATAGATACCTGATCTTCCTCCATTACCTCCACCACCGCCGCCTACAATAAGATAGTCTACAATATTATTACTACTGACGCTTCCTAAAGTAGTTACATTGAATGTATTAGTTCCAACAGAAGTAAATGTATGAATTTTATATAGCCCTGAGAAAGTAATTGTACCTCCAGTAGCGTTCATAAATTCCGGAGGTGGTGTAGTTGGAGTTTGGGTATGCGTTCTCGTTTGTGTTGGTGTGCGAGTCTGAGTTGGTGTCTGAGTAGGCGTCTGTGTGTGAGTTCGTGTTTGAGTTGGTGTCTGAGTTCGTGTTTGAGATCTAGTGCGGGTGGATGTTGGTGTATGAGTTGGTGTCTTAGTCTGAGTTGGTGTCTGAGTCTGAGTTGGTGTTTGAGTTGATGTACGTGTTCTAGTACGGGTTTGTGTAGGTGTCTGTGATCTAGTTCGGGTTTGTGTAGGTGTTTGAGTTCTTGTTGAAGTCTGAGTTGGTGTTTGAGTTCTTGTTTGAGTTAATGATGTTGTGTTAGTTGGTGTTTGAGTTAATGATGTTGTGTTAGTTGGCGTTTGAGTTAAAGTAGGGGTAGTAGTAGGTGATTGAGTAACTGTCTTTGTATTTGTAGGGGTTTGTGTCGGTGTTCTGGTATTTGTAGTGGTTTGCGTAACAGTGGGTGTATTAGTTGTCGTATTAGTAGGTGTGTTAGTAACAGTAGAAGTTTGGGTAGGTGTACGAGTTTGGGTAGGTGATTGTGAAACTGTTCTTGTATTTGTAGGAGTTTGTGTTCTAGTAGGAGTTTGTGTTCTAGTTTGAGATTTTGTTCTTGTTGGTGTTCTAGTAGGTGTAGGTTGTTGTGTGCGAGTTTGAGTTGAAGTTTTAGTCTGAGTAGGTGTCTGAGAACGTGTTCTTGTTTGAGTGGGTGTTACATCGGGGGTATTGGTGGGTGTTTTAGTTAAAGTAGATGTTATAGTAATTGTAGCTGTAGCTGTAGGTGTTTGAGTGTTAGTGCGGGTTGTCGTAGGTGATTGTGTAATAGTCTTGGTTTGTGTTGGTGTGATGTTAGGTGTTTTTGTTTGAGTTGCTGTTCTGGTTGGTGTTCTTGTTTGAGTTGGGGTTTTACTACCAGTAACTGTTTGAGTAGGTGTGTTAGTTAAAGTTGATGTTTGGGTTGGTGTTTGTGTCCTTGTTCTCGTTTGAGTAGGCGTGGCGTCTGGAGTTGCTGTAGCTGTAGGGGTAGGAGTTACAGCAGCTAATCTTGATTGGATATAAAATGGACTGTCGTAGTTATTATTACCGTAACCATCTCCTGGAAATACAAGATATCCTCCGGGGCCGGTTAAAATAAATCTAAAATGACCTGTAGCTAATCCAGATAATGCACCTAAACCAACCTGAACGGTACTGTTAGAAACGTCGAAGTAAGGTGTAATACCTAAATCTACTACATTATAACCAGAAAAAGCAGGGTAAGAAGAAGATAATGTACTTAAACCTGAATATAAATCAACACTACTTAAATTAGCACTTAATGAAGTAGATAAAAATGTAGAAGTTTCAGATGCGCTAAGATAAACTTGATAAGATGACGGTTGACCTAAAGTATTACCATTATCGCCAATCTTACCAATAAACGGGGATTTAAAAATAAAATCCTTTTGAAATTCGCTGTAAATTAGTTTATTACTTGAATTACTCTTAACGTTAAATTTTTGTCCAAATCTCTTCATTATGATTGATTCAACTCAAATGCTTCTATTTCGTTTTGTGTAGCCGATACTGTTACTGTTTCTGTTATTGCAGATAAACCAGACAATTGAGTTCTCAATGTTGGGTAATTATCTAGTTCAAGTACCGTGCCGGTATTTTCAGTACCACTAACAGCGTAAAAATTAGAATTAACAACGTATATATTATCAACATCATTTTGAGCTGCAGGAAATATCCAACCTTTTATAGTAAATGTCGTATCTGCTGTAACTCTTGCTTTATCTGATGCTTGAAGTTCAATAGGATATGACATACTAATATCACCACTCCAAAGAACCTCACTTCTTATTTCTTGTTTTTCAGATAGATTAGATAATGCTGCTGGTACCGGCCAACTTATAATAATGTATGGGTTGTTATAGGGGATAAAATTAGATAAAATTTGATCCATATCTAATTGATATCTTGTTAATATAGAAAAATTTATATCAATATTAACAGGGGTAGGAGCATTGTATTTGTTGCTTACATTTTCATTACCATAATAAAACCCATTAACGTCTGGTAGCTTATTAAAAACCCTATCATTATCTCTAGTAATACTTGCTACATTAATAGTTACAACAGGTAATGTAATGGTTTTAGCTTTATTAATTATATCATACAATACACGTTGTTTAGGAGCGTAAAGATATCTTACAAAGATTCTATCCTTTTGCTCACGATTCTTATTATACCTTCCAATAACTATACTATCAAACGCATTAGCAAATTGTATAATAAGATCTTGTATTTCAAAGTATGTCGACTTCCAACGCATTGAAAATATTTATTCATTTCAACCGCTCAATGAAATGTTCTGGTAGTTTATCTTTATTATCTAATAATAATTTACGAGCTTTACCATCAATAACGTATGTAACTGAGTAATCAGCTTTAGATCTAGTGCATCTACCTGTAGTTTGAATAAATGCACTTAATGTCTTTTGTTGATACCAATCAGGATCTAAATTAGCCATCTTTTTAATACGTTTATTACCAAGAGGTGGGTATGGAGTTTTAACAATAATTTGAAATCTGCCTTTATCTCCATTCAAATCTGTACCAAATGTAAGTGAGGGTGATACCAAAACAGTAGGTTTGTCAGTTGCGTAATGGCTTGCAAGTAGTTTTTCATTATTAGCTGAATCTTCTCTAAACAAGAATCTATCACCTTTTAGTCTTTCTTGCAAATATCTACATATATCTAATGAATGAGTATGTATAATGCCTTTCTCGTTTGGATGATTATCTGCTATAGCTTGACAATACCTAGCAATCTTTGGTAAATTTTTTTGCAAATTGCTATAGTTAAGTACCGGTTCCTTCATCATATATATTGGAGACTTGTTTGGATCGAACGCAGAAGGACTCTCAATATATTTGTAACGTTTAATACCTAACGTCTTTGCATATGATGCATGATCCGTAATAGTAGCTGACATTAGAAGTATATTATCACCATAATCAAATAAACTATTTGATAGATTGTTAACTTTAAGAGGGGTAAAACTAACACCGTTCCTTGTGAAGTCGACAATATACTCACATTTATGCCATGTTTGTTCTACAGTAGATAAATTACCATGAAGATTACGCAAATATTTCAATCTAGCTGCTTCAGGCTGTGATAATGTCATAACCTTATTGCTATTTCTACTAGTAAGTGATTCAATCGTTTCGGTTATATTGAATATAAGATTAGTTAACCATCTATACTGAACGTCATATTTGTCAGATTTAAGAATAGTATGCTCAACATTATTAAGATTAAGTCGAGTATAATCTATATGAGCACTAAAACGTCTTACTAGTTCTTCTTCTAACTCAGATGCCTCATCACATATCAAAAAGTTTTTACGTTTGATATGACCAGGTAAACTCAAAAACATTTTATAGTTAAGAACTGAGAACTGACTAGTTAATGCATAATTACGATTTGTATAATAATTACAGCAACCTTTACCCCAACATTCGTTCTTTAAATTTTTAGTATACGTACAAGGTGCTGTATCTACATCAAATGAATCGTCGATATCACATAGATAATTTTGTTTACCTTTTAATACATCAATATCATCAAATAGTTTTTTATATTGATCTTGTAATTGTTTAGTAATAGTTAATGCAAAGGTACCGAATGACGGCTCAGATAAACATTCAGCTTCATTTGTATAGTTACCTGCAAAATCTTGAGTATATGCTGCATATGAATTGATCAAACTCTTAAATGCAGGAGTAGGTCTTGCACTCACATTACCAAGAGTCCTCGGTACAAAGCTTTTGCCTGTACCTGTAGGAGCAGAAGCTATAACAAATCTATAACCATCGTTAAAAGCTTTCTCAATCTCTTTGATAAGTTTTACTTGAGCATCAGATGGATTATATCCATAAGGAAATTTACTCAGATATTTACTAAACATATATCATGAGTATATGTCATCAACAATGGAATTAAAGTCAGATTTTTTAGTGTTAAGCTGAACGTCTTCAATTTGATGTTCAGATGCAGCTTTTAAAAAGGTAGGAGATGCATCTTTTAAACAGCAGCTACACATTTCGTAATGATCGGTTTTTATATTTTTATGAATATAACCTCTTCCATAACATTTCTTACAACTTGATTTAGGGTGGTTAGTAATTTCAAGTTGACCGCAGTCTAACTCATTGGTATATTTTTCATCTAGTTCATAAATTATACCGCTAAAAACGCTAAAATATTTCTTCATACTATTTTCATTGTCATTTGAACATCATAAAATTTTGAGTTCTTTTTAGGTTTAAAATTTTTGGCTTTAACAAATTTTAAAGGATCGCTATGAGTTAAAGTATCTAATCTGTAATCAAAAATTATAGCTTTTTTACCTGCTCTTAAATTAAATGGGTAAGGTATTTCAAAAGTTTTAATACCTCCCTTGGGTATTTCTAATTGAAAACAAATAAAGAAATCCTTTATAGAAATATTAATCAATTTTCCCTTCTTAATAATTTTTTCATTTATAACAAAATTAATATTATTAAGAAAAAATCCTTTAAAATTATGCTCAACTTCCTCTATTACTTTTATAATCATGTGTTTTGGAAATTTATTTTTTGTTCTGTAGTCAACGTTTGTAAATTTTCAGTAAAATATTTCCAAAACTCTTCATTAGCAGGAATAGTTCTAATCAAATCTACTTGTTGATTGCAATTTACTTGTCTATAATTTTGCATAAAAATATCCCATGTAATAATAAGATCTTTTACAGCAGGATTATAATTTGGTAATCTAGAAGTGGGTCTATAGTTTAAAGTAAGTCTACCATTTTCGCTATTTAGTAAAGTAAAACTATTGGTGCAGAGCATACGTCTGGTAAGTGGTTTACCCTGCACCGGTATACGTCTGTTAAATTTTACTTCACAGACATTTTCTTTAAGAATATTAATAAGTTGTGATCTACTAACTAGCATTAGGTTTGACGATTCCAAAGATCCGAGCTTCGTTTAAGAATAATCCCTTCTTTACGTTGCCAATACCATCAACGTCAATATTGTTAATAGGAATTCCAAGATTGTTTGGAAACATAACATGATCACCAACATTAACATATTCGGTTTTAGTACCTTTAAGTAAAACTTCACCAATACGCCATGCTTTAGTATCAGCATTAATTGGAATCATAATACCATTACGAAGGATAGCTGTACCATCGTCATTAGAGTCTACATAACGAACAAGGATAACATCCTCCATTAACGTAGAAAGGGAATACCCCATCAAGGTGGAATCGAATCCTTGAGTAGGGTCTGATAAGTCGATTAGACTCTTTTTTGGAGCTAATAAGTCAATACTTTTTTCTGCCTTAGACATGTAAAGACTTATTAGCTTTTTTTATTATTTCAATGCAGATTTTATTTTAGTTATATCTATTTTTTCTGTATCTAAATATTGTTCTACTTCACGACGAGATATCTCGAAACGTTTAGCAAGAAACTTTACTATCTCGTCAAAGTTATTCATTTCTTTTCTCTTTTCTTTCTTGATATAATGAATACGTCCAGGTGAACCTTTAGGTAATACTTTGATCAAATATTCATACCATTCTTTTTTTGTATCAAATATATTGTAATGTTTGTTGGTTGTTTCATTTATAATTTGAGCATACTCGGGAGAGTACATACTTAACCACCTACATACAATAAACGGTATAAATTGATCTTCATCCTCAACGTTATCCAAAAGGTCGCCCTTCTTAGTAACAATTATATCATTTAAGATTTGAAATATATTAAGCATAAATTAAGATATATTATCAACAGTTTCTAAAGCAACTTTATCTCCTGTCTCTAAATATGAATCAGCATGATTTTTATCTAATGCTAATACAACTCTTTTCCAACAAGTCATACAAGTTCTTATATACGTTTCTCCTGAAACTGCCAATTCATTAAAATCTTTAGGACAATCAGATTCAGAACAATTTAATATTTCAATCATTTCCTATAGCCTCTACTGGGCACCCTTCCATTGCCTCTTCACATTCAACTTTTTCTACATCATTATCTGGTTGCTTATAAACGTACGAATACCCTTCATCTACTTGTCTTGTAAAATTACTTGGTGCAGTTTCTCTACAAAGATCACAATCAATACATTGATCGTCTACATAATATTCACCATCAACATTTTCTGGGTATTTGTTTTCTTTATCAGCCATATAATTACTTAATAATTACTTTGCTTGTTGCTACAAACATATCATCATTAAGTTCATAAAATGCTTTATTAACTTCACTGCAGAAATTATTCACTTGTTCGTCAGTAAAATTAGTGCTAAATGCAAATGCAGGAGCTTTTTTACCAGCTACAACATTAAGACCGGTATGACCAAGAGCAACACCATCTTTAACATATGTAATACTAACACTAACCTTACCTTCTTGCTGAGTAACACCACCTTGAGTAAACTCTTTCTGAACCATAATATCGTCACCATCCATATAGATAGAGCAATCAAGGTATTCAGGTTTAGCTAGAATATTAGCAATACAAGTATTGAATAGTCTTTGATAAGCTACTGCACCAAAAGGGTCATTTAGTATAGGAATTTCCCATAGAAAATTAATTGAGTCATCACTCCAAATAAACTCTTGCTTATCTACATCCTCTTGGTCAATCATACCGTCAGCAAGAACCTCCATAGGAGCTCTAAATGAAACTAGATTACCAATAGGTAAAACTTTATCTTTGAAAAACTTATATGCAAATCTGCTATGAAGAAGATTACCATCGTATTTATATACATTAAACATATACTTATTATATCACATCCGCAAAGATAACCAACGTTTATGTGCAGCGGATATAATTTTTTTTGTATCTGATCTAGATAACCAACCGTTTAATGTTACAGTTTTTGTCTCTTCTAAATCTTTATAGTGGGTAAAGAAATTATAAGTAGTTGATACCCAATGAGGGTCTAGATCTTTAATACTTTTATACTCTTTTACATGTGAGGTTGGTACAGCTAAAACTTTATAATCTTTTTTTCCGGTATCGTCCATATCTAAACAAGCAATAGGTTGACACTCAACTAAAGTGCTAGTACGAATAGGTACATTATTATAAATTAATACATCTAACGGGTCATCATCTAGAGCATAAGTTTGAGGTACAAACCCATAAGAACATGTGTATCTCATACTGCTAAAAAGGCACCGACTTAATCTAAAGATATTAAGTTCTTCGTCATATTCATATTTTGCATTAGTGTCTTTTTCTACTTCTACTATTGCATTAATAATACAAGGAAACTCTTTACCTATAGGTATATCATTTACTAAGTTCATGTGCAACTAAAATTCTTCTACCATACTCTGTAAAGTTAACATCATATTGAGGATTTATATTCTTTAACATCTCAATAATTTCTAATTGAGAAGGCCAGTTACCTGCCATGGAATCTATATCTAAGGTATCATCAATCATAATAATATGATCTTTAGTGTTAGAAAATTTCTTTATTGTTTCAAGTTCTTCTCTTACCGGGGTATGCTGATGAGCATGCGCATCTAATAGAATAAAAGCAGGTTCATCTAATGTAGGTAAAAGTTGTTCCAAAAATTTAGGAGAGTCTCCTTCAAAAAATTCAACATTATTATGAATATCGTTAATCTTTTTATATTCTTCAGTTAAGTTTTTACTAGTATACATATTACCACCCTTTACATATTTTTCGACAGTGTATACTTTGTTAAAAATTTCTGCAAAATAAATTGTTGAGTAACCTTCAAATGTACCAGTTTCAATTGCTATATTATAATTTTTTAAGATGTTGCTATCTACTGTTTTAAATAAAGCAGTTAAATACCAACTAGGTGATACGTTGAGTTCAGTTAATCTATCTTTAGGTAAACCTTCCCACCTTTTATCGTCTTTATAATCTTTAATAATCATATCTTTGGGTAAACTATTACAAAACCTTGATGCGTATATACTTTTTTAAATTCATGAGTTTTACCAAACTTATTATAAAGAAAAGACAGGTCTTTACCAGGGTTTATTTCTTCTAATGTTATATTATGATTGTGTGCAGCGCAATGAGTATCAAAATCAGTTAAATTATTTTCAGTTACGTCTTCATAAATCCAAAGATCATCACAAATCATAGCATCTTTGTATTTACCTACTCTATCAAAAATTAAATTAATTTCATCCTCTAAAGGAAGATTTAAACTATAATCCATTTTTTTTATTTCATCATATGTTTTATGATTAGCATCACAACCAGGAAAATGAGCATCTAACCAAAATAAAATGTTTTCATCAATTGTAGGTAAAATTTCTTTTAACACATCTGTAGAATGACCTGTAATAATTTCTACGTTTGGTTTATCAGCAAATTTTTTCCTTGCTATTTCTGCTACTTCAGGAATAATTTCAATAGAGATTATTTTTTTAAAATTATACTTTAAAGCGTGTTCTACTCCATCACCATTTAAAGTACCAGTTTCGATAAAAACTGAAGCTTTATTTTTTTCAATAATTTCGTTAAGATCAAAAATGTTTATATTACCCATATTACCAATCAATTAAATTCCATTTTATTTTTTTAGGAATGTGTTTTATTACGTTAAAGTTAGAAGGTTTATACCTACTATAAAGATTAAAATTATTACCTTTACAATCTAATTTTTCCATAAGATACATAAAGCTTGTATCAACCATATGAATTTCAGATGCATTTTCTAACACCCCGCACCAATCAAATAAATTTACATCATCATAGTATGTATTAAAAACAATACGTTTATCTGTATTAATAGGTATCGAATGTCTAGAAGAAGTAGGAGGTGATCCATAAATTTCACTTACAAATACAAACTCACTATTTTTATCTAATTTTAATTTCTCAAAAAGAGCATCTTCTCTTTCATAGTTTCTTTCATATTCAAAATAATCTAATGCATCATCTTCTTTTAAACCCACCATATGGTATTTTGCAGACATAATAGAAAGTTTAGGATATAATGCATCTGCAGATTGAATTTCTAAAATAAAATTTTCAGTGTAACTTAGTTTGTCTAAATCACCATTACTCATTGTAGGAAATGATAAACCAGGGTATTTTATATAATCGCCTATATAATTAAAAACATCGGCAACCGGCCATATGACTTCCTTAGCTTTACCGTCGCTTAAAATACGTTTAGCTATTTTAAGACAATAAAAAATATCACCAATACCTGCAGGTTGTTTTATATAATATTTGTCTACAATTTTATCCATGATGGGTCAAATAAGTCGGTTGTATCTACTGATTTACCAAACCAAACTTTAGGGCAATATACACTATACTTTTCCTTAATCAAATAACTAGCCCAAGCACTAAAACTACTATTAGCCATAATAAGAGAATCACAATGAGAAAGAAGACATAGTTCTAACATTTCATCTCCATTTACGTGAATGTTATTTTTATCAAATTTAAATTGATTTAAAGTAGATGTATCATCTGTACAATAAAGAAAAACTGTATTATCTACATCAAATTTAGACATTGCTCTTTTATAATATTTTTCGTCAGGCAATGGAAAAATATCAGGGTTTAATTTATAATCTCCACCTCTAGTATGAACCCCTACAACATGTTTACCTTCTTCCCTAAATTTATCTAATCTATTTTGAACTTTAACAGATAGGTCTAATTTAGTTTCATTATTGTAAAAGGTAAATAATTTTCTAAGATCTTCTAAATGTTCTTTAAAATAAAGATAGCTTTGAAAATAACCCTCAATTGAAAAAGTATGATCTATATAAGGAATTTTATTATATCTAAATTTTTTTTCAGTATAATTAAATTCAGGTTTGAATTGTTTATATTTAAAATTTTTAAATAATGAATTTTTGTAAGTATCAGGGTTTTTGCCTTGCATTGCAGTCCACCCTTTATAGTCGGTATTAATGAAAAACTCGGTGTTATTATCTTTAGCTAAACTATATGCTGCAGCAATTTGATAAAGCTGGTTTCCTATACCTCCTTTTAGGTTAACTGTAATCATTTACATTTATATATTCCATTTACTGCAATATTCAATTAGTTGAGAATGAGTCATTTGAGTTATTTTATCTTGCTCAGATTTGTTATCGTAAAAATGAGGAAGTTCAGCTGAACTTCTTTTAGCTCCTCTATGTTCTATATGTACCATAGGGTTTTTTCTGTCTAGATTTATAAATGGAAAACCTAATTTGTTAAATCTAATTTTTGTTTCATTATCTTCGAATCCCCAACCTTTAAAATTAGGGTTAAAACCAAATACTCTTTTAAGTGTATTTCTTTTACAAATTAAACCTCCTCCAGTAGAGCCAATATTTTTTAATCTTACGTGTTCGTTTTCAGTTCGTATTTGAAATTTATCATAATCTCCTATGAAATCTAACAAGAGATTAAAGTCCAATGACTCTTCAAATCTATCAATACTAGATAGTCTTAAACCATAAACGTAACCATCATAGGGTTGTATAATTTTATCATGATCCTCTTCTATAAGATTAATAGAGTCTAAAATAGCATTAGGGTTAAAAATAATATCTACATCATTGAAAATAAGATTATTATATTTTGCTAATTTAACGCCTAAATTATAACCTTGTAATTTATTAAAATGTACGGTCATATCACCCATAACTGAATGAGTGACATTTTTTTGATTTAAAGAATTGGGTATATTTTTAGCATCTTCTAAATTACGAAGTTGCTGTATAACAACTATTTCAACTTCTGAAAAATTTTTACTAATATATTTTATTAAAATATCTAAATTTCGTTTTCTATCATCGTGATCGTATTGATAAAAAATTATAAAAGATGCATTTAATTTCATTTGTCAAACAAAAAAGGATAATTTAAATAAATCCAATCTTCTGGAATAGTATATTCTTCTACAAGATTAAAATTATTTTCCACTGCTTTAATTTTTTCATTATAAAGATCAGGGGTAATATTATTTAAGATTTCACCAAGTTCATCTATTGAGTTAAAATAAATGATACCGTCTTCATCAAAAAATTTGTTTACTGAAAGTTCGTCACCCCAATATATTGGAATGGTTTTGGTAGCAAAACAATCAACTAACTTTTCAGTCCAGTAACCGGGTACGATTGCATTCTCTACAGTAATTGAAAAATAATATTCATTAAGTCCGTCTTCTTTCTTTTCAATGTAATTTTTTGGATACCCACCAAAACAATCAATATCGTGGGTATTCTTAAATCTGTCTACAATTTGATGTCTTAATCTATGACCCAATGCTTGAGCTTTTACGGATGCAAAGGTGCTACAAAGTTTAGATTTTTCTTCGTTATTATAATGATGAATCCAACATCTACCGTGAGGGTAATAGAGATAATTTTCTCCTTTATCTATAAGTTGTTGATCAAAAGTTAATACATAATCAAACAATCTATTGTTTTGTTCAATCCAATCATACACGTGAGGATGAATACTTCTAGGTTCCAATATCCAAGCTACTTTTCTTTTAACGCCAGAAGCTTTAGTTACGTCGGTTAGACAAAGGTCGGTAATAAAACAAGACGTACTTACAGGCTCGTTAGTTGGTATCCACTCAATATATTTGTTAACTGCTTTATGACACGATGACGGGTCATAACCTATAAAATTTTTGTCA